ATATGATCAGTTGGAACATTAAAGTTATAGTTTCCTCTAATTGCATATACTACGTTTGGATACGCTGAACCATTCCAACTTGCTTCGGCAATGTCGGCAGTATCATAGAAACTGTTAAATGTTAATGTACCCTGAGCCGCGGAAATTGGAAACTGAGCTTCCCAGAAATTTTCTTGATAGTTTACAATGTCACCTTTAGCATAACTTTGATTTCCTGTAAAGTTTCCGCTAAATTTAGTTTTTAAGTTACTAGCCTTTGGAGCACCAACAACTAACCATTTACTATCTCTTGAAAGTGCAAGTCCTGTACCAAATTTACCATCACCTGTATACAAGCCTGTTGGAGCGTCAATGGTTTGTGCGTGTTGATATTGTCCTGAATCACTTGTTCTCTGGTAAACATAAACTTTGTTGGATTCAGAAGCACCTACCATTAATGTTGCGTTTCTTTCATCACAAGCAATTACCTTACCAAAGTTTGTACTTGCATCACCTGTTTCAACATTAGATATAACTTGATGTTGTGAGTGTGTTGGATTATTTTGTAAAACTACCCAACGACTGTTGCTATCATCATCAACCCAAATAGTTTCGCCTACTTTAAGTTTACTATTAATTAATCTTGTATTAGCTTCTTCTAAAGATGCTACTCTTGATGAAACAAAGACAGTAACAAATCCAAAGTTAGCTGATGGATCTTGTGCTTCATCTAAGTCTGGTGTAGTTCCATTTGCATAACAAACAATAGTACCTAACACACATTCTTTTACCTTATAAAATTTCTCGGCACCTGGTGCATCAATTATTCCTATAATATCATCAGCGGCAAAAGTTGCCATTTGTCCTTGCTTTAAGGCAAATGTAGTTGTACCTGCATTGGTATCTGAACTAATAGATTTAAGTTGGAAATCTGTACGTGTGTATTTTAAGACATCCCAGCTTGTAGTTGATTTACCAGTACCAGTCCATATATAATCACCAATGTTATAGTTAGTTAATGTTAAGGCTAATATATCATCATACTTTGCTACCTGTGTTTTTACATCTGCTGAATTTACATAACCAGCAGTCTGAATATAATCTTTATCCTTATACTGAACAGGAAATGGTTTATGATTATATCCATCTGGTTTTAAATAAGTTTCAAATGGTCTTTGTCTATAAATTAAGTCTGTTTCTTGTCCTGATATTGAATCTACAAGTTCAACAGGTTGCGGACTCAATCTAAATTTAGCCTCGTCTAGCTTGTACTCTACTTCATCAAAAGACTGTGCTGAACCTATTTGTCCTAATCTAACTGCCCATTCCTCATAAAAGTCAACACTATCCGCTTCAGTGTTTGATAATGCATCAAACAATTTTGTAAGCGAATTCTTTGTACCTTTATCTTGAATAAATCCTTGATAAAATTTATACTGTGAAACATCATCATTAATAATATTTTCTAGGTATTTTCTTTTTTGATATCCAATTAAATGTTGTGCGACTTTTTGTTGATCTTCATCGAAGTTATCTGTGTCTAAATCGTAAAAGTCACCAAACTGTTTTGTTTTGTAATCTAAGTTTGCTATCAATCCTGCTTGTGGCTTTGTATTTAAACGTTGCCATACCTTAGGATCAAATACTTCTGCTCCTGGTATTTTAACCTTTGCAACATAATAAAATTCTTTGTACTTAACAGTATCGCCAAGTGCGTAATCTGTCCAACTATCCCATTCTGTAATTTTTACATCATCAAAAACAAATCCTGGAATATTAAATCCACCCGTCCACTTATCTGTTCTATATCCTAATACTTTTATTCTTTCTTGTCTGTAACCAGGCTCTAAGTCATAGATATAATCTTTGAATACAGTAGTGTTGTCTAGTAAAACAACGTGTTCAATTTGAATCAAAGGAATCTTAACAGCATATATTCCATCTGTTGTATTCTTTGTACCAAGCTCTATGTAGTTGTCATTATCTCTATATGTGTTTACGTTAGCTTGTAGTAATTTTTTACCATCAGCTTTGAACATATTATAACCATAGAAGTTATCAAAGATATTATCTGCTACATGGTTTTCTCTATAGAAACAAAGTCTGTTTGCACCTGCACTTAAAGTTATAACACTATTTTCTGCCCAGTTCTGTGTAGTCCAGAACATAAATTCTCTAGCACTTAGACTCCAGTCTTCAACTTGATTTATTTCAGTATTGTATTGTTCAAATTTAAATCCTTGTCCTTTTAGATATCTTTCATAACCTAAAATAAAATCTACAACACCTTGGATAGTTCTAAACATCGTACCATAAGATAATTCTTGTGGTTCCTCATTTATTCCTTCATTCCATTGTCTGTGGAATTTAGCTGTTCTACCTCCTGTTATAGGAAGTTCAGTTAATCTAACAAAGTTTTCTTGTTCAAAGTTATCACCTGCTATGTGTTGCTTCTCAGTCATGTAGTATGCACTACCGAATTCAACTATTAAGCCTGGACTATAACTTTGTCCAGATGTCCAAGTTACGAAACTTTCTGTAACTCCTCCAACTTGCACAACTGGATCATCTGCAAGGTCTACAGGTGTATAATACTTAAAGTAAGGATTGCTGTAATTGTATCCTCTTACAATATAACCTGCGGCAACTTTTTCTATAATTATTCCGCTGTAAGGTATTAGATCAATTACACTACTTTTATTAAGGAATACCTGATAGTTCTCTTCAGGTACAAATACATTACCCTCATTATAAGGTGTTCTTGAATCAAGTGCAAGTTTAAATTTAGTTTTCTCTGTGTATCCACCAATTTTTAATCCTAATTGGTTTGTAATATTTTTTATATCAGTTTTAAATTGTGAGTAATACTTAACTGTTTTGCTGTTCATATATTCAGCAACATAATTTACAAATCCTGATGTAGTTTTTCTTTCAGTATCCTGATCTGTATTAGGAAAAACTAAATCTTCTAATCTTAATCTTTTGTTAGTTTCACTATAGATAACTTCTTGTGCAGGGTTACGTTTTATTCTTGCTCTGTCATAACCAAGTCCTATAATTTTAGTTGGTTGGTTAAGCATCCAAGCAATCATTAATGCAAAAGGATATTCAGAACTTCTACGCCATGCAGTTTCAGTTGGCGATTCATCACCAAACACAAATGGATTCTGTGTTCTGTTACTAATATAGTCTTTTGCATAGTTTGAATCTAATGGACTTAATAAGTTACCGCCATCATCTACAGGAATATGCCTTGTAATATTTTCTCTAGCATACTTGCTGTTATAAGTAACCGGTTGGTTAGGTATTCTATATGCACCTGCTTCTATATCTTTCCATAAGATTTTATTTTCACTTGTATAAGGAGCCGCACCATATACTGTTTCCCACCATGTTGGTTTTAAACTATATCCTAACATTTCCCATGGATGAGAATGAGGACGATCAGTATCATATGCTTCTTTGTAAACTGCTCTCCAATAACCTGCGTTTGTTTTACCTGTTGGTGAATTAGTATTGCTATAATTGTAAGTAAAGCTATTTGATCTTGTCCAGAAACTAAAGTCTGTATAATCTGGACTTCCTAATGCATTACTCCATTCTATATACTCAGGTAGTAGTGCTTTGTCTCTTGCTTTTTTTGTAAATCCTGTATCTCTATTTTCTCCACCAATGAACTCATGTATATTGATCATTGTAGCATCATAATCAACTTTAATATTATTAAAAATTCTTTTTTCTAATTCAAGTAACAAGTCATCTCTGAAATCATTGTAAGCAACAAATATACTTCCATCATGTCCTTGAATAACATTTACTGGAGTTTGATATGTTGTATCTAAAAACTTCTGTGGAACAAATTTAGGATACAATCCTAGTTTAGTTGGAGTTGCAGGAATATATGAACCGTCAGTATTGTTATATTCATAGATATCAATAACATCTCCTATGACTTTAGTTTTTGTTATAGTAACAAATCCACTGTAATCTGCTTCAAACTTATAATCTAATCCTTCAACAAGTTGTACTCCATTGATGTAAACGTTTACAGATTTATTATTAACTGTGGTTAAATCAAATGGTGTATTCAAAGCATAATATATTGTGCTTGGATTTTGTACAACGTGTGTTGTATTTTTAGAACTTTGATACCCAAGCATATCACTGAAGTAAAATGGCATATCGCTTGTTTTATCTTTATTAAGCTGATCCATCACTTTATCAAAGTGAATTTTGTTTTGTCCATCAAATCCTAATGTATCTGCTGTTTGCAAGAATAATTTTCTAAACTTGCCGTATTCTCTTTTAGAAAACTGTACAGCTTTTACAAGATTAGCATCTTTGTTTGTAATATGAAAGTTAGCTAAATTAAATGGTCCACTATGCTGTAAAAATCTTTTACCATAAGCAGATAGATTTCCTAAATCTCTTAAATTACCTGTTCCTGGAAAATCGCCTACAAAGTCATCTCGTTCTTCACAGATACTTTCAACATGATCATTAACTTCACCTAACGTAAATGACCCAACATTATTATTAAGTGGATTACTTTCTAAGTTAGAAGCTATTTCATATACACCATTTGTATTTTTGCTAGTAGCACTCTTAGTTTTTATTAGTAATATATCGTCTTTTACTAATGGGGTAGTAAAAGTAATATATGCAATTTTGTTAATTCTATTAATTGTATAATCTGTAAGAGCTTTTTTACGTTTGTTGTTTACGTAAACCCTTACCCATAAATCATTTAGGTCGCCACTGTTTTTATATACATCAATTGGAAAGTCATTGTATTGTGTATCTATAATAAACTGTCTATTGACTAATTGTTTACTATCTTCATAACCTTTTGTCCAACCTGAGGTATATGTAAATGTTGTTCTGTCTGTATATTTTCTTAAAAGACCAACTTCTGTTTTTCCTGTAACATTTGCATTATCGCTTTGGTATGTAAACTCATCTTGTAATAAGTTAAAGTCAAATACAATATCACCTGTATTTTCTAAAGCTCTGTATGATAAAGGAAATCCTAGTTCAGGATCGTTAGTACCTGTTCCTTCTTTATATGAAAAAAGTTTAGTCCCTGAAAAAGTTGAATTAGGATATGTTGTTGTATCATTAAAGTCCATACCATTTTGATCATATAAATCAAAAGTTGGAGACTGGTTAACTGCTGTTTTGTCTTGACCAGCTTTCCATTTAGTTCCGTCATAGAACCACATCTTACCTTTGTAGTCTGTACCGTCTTTAATTAATACTGTTTCATTTAACAAAGGTGATGTATCAGTTTCCTCTATTAAACTAATTTGTCTTACAAAATTATGTGTAATAAATTTAACCTTAAAAATTTTTCCTGCTACTCTTGTATCTGGATCAGCAGTAAATAAGATTCTCATTCCGTCTGCAACATCAACGCCATCTATATTATAACCTATTGCACCTTCTATAGTTGAAAATACATCAGCTGTAAATGTATCTAATAAGTCTACGTCTTGTTTTGCTTCAGTACCAAAGTTCCATAATTTTAATTTAGGATCAAATTCTATAATAGGCCTTGTAGCTCTACCTTGTTGATTAACATCACTAGGTTCATCATTAATGGCCGCTGTAGCTTCTAATACTGATTTATGAAACCACTTATTATATCTTGACCAAGCACTTTTACTTGTTGATGCTCTGTTCTGAACAATATAATCTTTTGTGGTTGCCCAAGCATTTGCATTACTGAAAGGTGCTCTATCAAACTTTTGACTATCAAATAAAATAGGTTGGTTTGTGCTTACTGTTCCAGGTACTTCAATATCTTTTTCATTAATAAGTTTTATCTCACTACCGACACCTTCAACATACCAATTGCCTTGTGCATATTTCTCTGGTGTTACTGAACCTTGGAAGTTAACTTTCATACCATTTGACATTTCGTATCCATTTGTCATTGTGTATGTTTTCTTACCAACTATCTCTGCTTCAACATCAATAGCAGTATTATCTAGTATGTCATAAACTTGTATTAATCCACTTGCGTTAATATCGTTACCATTTACATAATATAATGTATCTGGTGCAAGTACGTCAACTGTAAATTCAATGGTTCCTACATCTGTTGTATGTGTGCTATCACTAATACCTACACTATAGTTGTAATTAGGATCTAATGTTCTTGCAGTCTTAATGGACATAGGCATACCTGGACAATTAATGTCAAACTTGTATGTTTGTCCTCTATATAATTTTAATGTAGGATTAGGAGTTTGCCCATCAGGTGTAAAAAGATATGATTTGTTATCTAAATTATCTACACTTGTAACTGTGTATGTGCTTACTAATCCTTTTGCTTGTCCTACAACAGGAATACTTAATGGTCCATTTTCTAACCAATAGTAATCTCTAAAGTTTGTAAACATATCCCAACAAATATTAGGATTCCATGCATAGTATTCTTGGCTGAATAATTTGCTGTCGTTGTCTACAGTACCGTTAAATGCTTTTATCTGATTTTTTAAATCGTTATAGTCTTTATAAAAAGTTACATTGTTTAATGTATCTTTAATTACAGTTGCAGGTTCTAATTGATAGTTTTCTCTTTGTGGGCTTACGTCACTTACATAAGTATCAGATGCCTTACGTGCTTTGGCAATTCTTCTACCATAGTAAGAACTTATTTTTTCTGCAACGCCCGGATTTAATAATTGGTCAAGTGTAGCACCTAAGAACTTTTTATTATGTGCAGTTCTGAAATACCTTGGAAGATGTTCAGCACTAGTCCTAGTACGGCTAGTATCTGATGTTCCAGCCGGTAAAGGAAATTCGTTTTGATTATCATCATATGCCATTAATAACCACTCCCAGAGCTTCCACCACCACCTGAACTAGAAGAACTTGAACTTGAAGAACTTGAACTTGAACTTGAAGAACTAGTACTTGTAGAACTTGAACTTGTTACTGTTGCCGCTGTATAACTAGATCCACTTGTAACACCACTTGAAGATGTTGCCGCTGATGTAAGTACATTACCTGATGCTTTTAATTTACTTGCCGTAATTGCATCTATAATTGCTACGTCATCAACTGTTGCTCCACTTACAAAAACTTCATCTGCTTCAGATTTAATTTCGTAAAGACTTCCAAATACCTGTGAGTCTTGTTTAGGAACAATTACAATGTTTACTAGATCAGGTGCAACTTCGTTCATGACGTAAGTAGCCATCTCTGAGAAATGAAACGTATCACCGAAATCCCAATTTTCTAAAGCAAAGTAACCATTCATTGCTGAAATTACTCTTGCCTTAATATCATTATCGTTAACAACCTGATCTGGATTCTTAACTATTTTTATATTTGCTTGTACTTGAGCATCTGCTTTAGATCCAAATAAAACTTTATATTTCACTGGATGATAAATTACATCATCACTAATAGATTTAATTTTGTTAATTTCAGAACCGTAGTTGTTAAACAAGTTATCACTGCTAGGTGGTAAAGGTTTATTTACAATCGTACCATCTAAATATTTTCTGAATTCTGTATCATAAGTTCTTGTTAACAAGTAAGTATCAATTAAGTTACTTGAACTTGGATCAATTCTACTATCATCGTCAGCTGAATGTACGTAATGGAATTTAAGTCCGCTTCTACCTACGTATGCTTTGTAGTCTGTTGTTAATCCTAACGAACCTGCTGTTTTATTATACACTTTAAACACATCTTCTGTTACAAGATAAAATACTTGGCCATCTGTGTATGAACTTAATGCTCCTACAAGACTTTCGCTTTGTTTTACTAGAACAGTTCCAGTAGTATTATCCATATATTTGAAATCATCAATACCATCTGACGTTGTGTACTTTTTCAAGAAAACATATTTTGTTAAAGGATTAGTTTCTTCATTTACTAATGTAACAAAAGTTTCTGGATCATCTACTACTCCATCAGAGTCTGAATCATAAAAACTTACTTCAACTTTCTTGCTGTCAATATATCCATCTCCATCTCTATATTCTTTAGATATTTCCCATGGATAATCTATTGTAAATGGACTTGTACTATCTGGTTGTGTATTAATACTTAATACTGCAATCTTATCTTTAATAATTTTACCTGTTCTGTTATCAAATATTTTACTTGTACTATCATAGTAAAATCTAATTTCTTCATTGCTTTCAAATACATATCTTTGAGCTCTTGAAGTTACAGTATATTTTTCACCATCTGTTTCAAATAATAATAACCAACTTGAATCTAATGCTTGATCTGTAACATCACCTGTTTTACCTGTGCTAAAATCACTTGATATATCTAAGTTAGTTGCAGTAATCATACGCCATTGTCTTAATGCACTATCATATCTTAAACCAAATGTTTTGTAAGCAAATATTTGATCTGTAATCTGTGATTGTACATCTGTTAATAATGTTTTGCTAAACTTAGGTTTTAATTCTGATAAAACAGCATCTGAAGGAATAATGTCATTTAATATAATAGGTCCTGTACCATCTGTGTTGTCTGTTCTTCCGTCTCCAGTAACACTTACAACTTTAACCCATTTGTAAGTTATTGCATTAGGATGGTCTGCATTTCCAGTCATTAAAGCATGACTGTTATTTGCCATAAAATGTTTTCCTGTTGGTGCAACAAATTTTAAAAGTGTACCTGGTTCAATAAATTTTAATGCACTAGCAGTAAAGTTTCCTACTTGTAATTTTGTGCTATTTGAATCAACAAAAGATCCTGTAGATTGATTTGTTGTTGTAGTTTTACTTGACCATTTTGCACCCAAGTCAGCAACAAGTGTCTTAGGAAAGTTAGTCAAATAATAATTTAACATTTGTTTCTGACTTAATATTGGTGTTATAGTGTTTACTAGAACGCCCTGTACGTCTGTTTTAGTGCTAAACGTAAAAGATGTTTTATCTGTGTAAGCGTCTTTATAAATGACGCCGTCAGCACCATATAGGTTTGTGCTAGAATATTTTCCTGTAGCATCTAATAAATCATAATATCTTGAAATTCCACTTGATGTTCTGTTTACACTTTTTACTTTTATAATTTCTTGACTGATTCCTAGTGGACTTACTTGGTAGTCTTCTCCAGTAACCATTCTGTTCTGTGTGTAATATGTGCTAGGAGCATTTTGTCTAATACTATCGTTGCTTTCTGAAATAGTTGCATTGTCAACAGTATATTTTAATTCTAATGCAATAGTTAATGTTTCCTGGTTACCTACTTTAGATGTGTAAGGTATTGACACACTAATATTAACTAAATCAGCTGGAACAATATTATATTGATCATTTATACTTGTTCTGTAATAAGTTCTAAAACTACCTTGTGGTAGATTACCAAACGTACCATCACTAAAAATTAAATCAACTGAGTCTTGTGATTTACTTAATACACCAAAAATATTTCTCATATTTTTTCTTAAGCTGTTATAAACAATGTTGTTTCCTTCAGTTGAATCAACCTTTGTCCATATTTCGTCCTCAGCACCTATTGAATTTAATTTGTATAACCAAACGTCTGTGTTATTAATATTAGTTGCTTCTAATCCTATTGTTTGATTAGTGCTAGGTGATGTAATATTAAAAGTACCTGTATCTAGTGTACCTTGTCTAAAGTGTGAAAAATATCCTGTGTTAGTACTTCCTGGTCCTCGTCCGTCATCTCTGTATAAGAATCCTAAACTGTTTCCAGGTAATGGTGCTTCTTCAGATATTACACCATTGTTAACATCTGTGGAAACAACTTGAAACTGCATATTCTTTCCATCAACGTTTTTACTAAAAGTGTATACAGGAACATCTGTGTTACTTGCATCAAATCTATATTGATATGTTGGAACTCCTTCAACTGTATCTTTTTTAATAGGTCTACCTACAATGCTGTTTACTGGTAATGCCGCATTTAAAACTTTTTCAAACTGTTCTCTCCAGTTTGTGTTTGCAGGATCGTTCCATAATACAGTTTGGTTAGATAAGTTTGTTCCATTTGAATCTACTATATCTTCTGATGTACTTACACTTTCAAATTTCAGCAATCCGTTTGCTGTTTGATTACGTTTTGGATTGTATGATAAGAGCCTAGCTAAACGTAAAACTGATTCTCTACGTTCAGCTAACTCTAAAAAGTTTTCTCTAGCATTTAAATCTACGCGGAAAGCAATATTTTGACCTAGGAAAGCAATTAAGTCAATAAGTGCAAGGTACTCACTTGATTCGATGTAATCGTTGAAATCTTCTGGATAGTTTTGTCGTATATAGTTGATCATTGTACGACGCAGATTGTCAAAGTCGTATGACTTGAACTCTGCATTTCTAAATGACTGATAGACCTTTTTCCAGTCTTCAGCTAACAATAATCTGTTTTGTCTATTTGTTGACGACATTTGCTTTCCTTAATATTACTATTTATTGTAATCCGTAAAGTGCGTACTTAATAAGAGCCCGATTCTTCATCAAATGTAAGCCTCAATGATTCTGAAATATTGTACGGCAAATACATTAAATCAACATCAATTACTATTCCGCTCTCATACGAATCAATTACTATATTAGAAACAACTATACGTGGATCGCTGTTTACGACCGTTGTAACGTTCTTTGCAATAGCTTCTTTCATATCCTCTGTTAAAGGTTCATGAATTGCGTCCCATATGATTGTTCCAAATTCTGGATTCATCAGCTTCTCACCCTGTCTTATGTGGAAGTGATTCAATAAATCTTGTTTAATAAGTCCTATATCAAACAGCTTTTTGCTGTTGTTGTTAGGGTTGACTGTGCTAGTACCTTTATAGGCACGATTAGTAGTAACCGGTTGTTGGTTTACTCCTGAAGGTACTGTAATTTTTTTATATAAGTCTGCCATAACAATATTTACCTATGCTTTAAATTCCTTTTTAAACACATCTGCTGTGGTTGGTGTTGGTAAAGGATTAGCAACTGTAGTTACTAAATCTCTATCTGTAAGTGCAATCTTAAATGCTAACGGGTTCAAGTTCTCGTGATGTGACCAAGGTTCAGCTTGTGGCGAACGTTGTGAAAGAACTCCAAGGGTCGTATGACCCGGTACGCGGTGTACGGACAGAGCGGACGCGACAGCGGCCGTAGCCGCCTGCGGTCCATTCATATGGATTTCGGTAGCGGTTTCTGTATGGTTGCCTCCGCTGAGTATATCAGTAGTTGAACCTGCTGTAAGTTTGTTTGCTCCACCTGTGTTAACATCAAAGTCTGAAGTTGTTGTAATTTTAGTGCTACCACCTACAAGTATGTTTGTGTTTTTGTTTGATTCTATCTGCACTCTTCCTTTGAGGATCTTGTCTCCTACATAATCTCCTGATGCTTTTAAACTTAAATTAGCACCTGCTTCTATTGTAACGTTTCTATCTGCTGTAAGGTTAAAGTCATTAGCAGTATGCATACTGATTGAATCCTTTGCAAATATATCAATCTTACCGTCTGATGTAAGTTCTATCCAAGCAGTACCTCTAGCATTACCTAAATATATTAAATCTTCTGTATTGTGTAAAAGTATTTGATGTCCTGTTCTTGTGCGTAATCTAACAAGTTCGTTATGTGGTAAACCTACATTACCATCTTTTTCGTTTAAATTTACATTTGCATAATCAGGTGAACCTTCACTTGCTGATGTTTTTCTTAAAAATTTATCATTACCGTCATCAAACACAAAACTTGTTCCTCCAAGTCTTGCCTTGAAAACACTTGTATTATCGTCCTTTGAACCTATTTTGGTTTGTGGTGATCCTTGACTCTTATCCACAGGTCCAGGTGTGTTTATTCCAAATACCGCACTAGGTACTTCACGTCTTGCACTAGAACTGGTTATACCACGTGTTTCATCTTCCAACAAACCTTGTGCAATAAGGTTGTCAGTAAATA